ATGAAAGAGCTAAAATTAAACTACGCTAAAGTCTTAACTTGGGGGGATGGTCTCCCCCTAGGCGGATATTTGGTACGTTTCTACGACGAAATCGCTAATAAATATTGCTACGTCGTCGATGGCTCGGATGTTTCATATACGAGCTGGGATGACGCCAAATTTGAGCCTTTTTCTGGCGTCGTGAAAATCACCTCGGAAAATAGCGAGAAGTTTTTCATAAAAAGAAAAATACTTCGAGGCTCTAGCCCGCAAGACAATGGAGATATTGACTATTTTATCGAGCTTGAAAACGGCCAAATTTTGGCTAAGGCGGTTGCCGGGTATGGATTTTATCGCGTCCCTAAAAAGTCTCTTGAAACCGATAGCTGGGGCGATTTTGATAGCTACGGCGATGTGTACGGGGGCGAAGTATGACGCTCAAAGAAGTATCTATTTTGACGGGTATCCCATACGATACCCTTTTGCGCTGGAATAGCACAAAGCAGGGTAATTATAGGCGCGCGCTCGCAAGGTTTTTAAAAGACGCCGATCGTTCGGCTCTCATCAAATACTTTGGCTACAAAGAAACAGAGGATAAGCCCTCTTTAAGAGATGAGGGCGTATAATTTTATCACTCGAGGAGCTTTACCCTTATAGGGTTTGTAACAAAAAATTCTTACGAGCCCCTCGATATTCCCTTATAGGGCTTGGGGCAATTTTGCCCCATTATCATACCGCCAAAGCTCTATTTCTCCACCCATTGGCGTAAACCCTAAATTTTGGGTTTTTCTCAATCAAGTTGTTGTAATATCTAAGCTCGGCTCTATCAAATTCTTTATCAAATCTTGCCTCGTCAAATCGGTTTATCGCCGCTAGTGTCTGCTCTCCGACGATGCCGTCATTTACGACGCCGACTAGCTGCTGCGTAACTCTTACGGCGGGTTTTATGTCGACGTTCACGGCAAAAATAAACATCTCGTTTGCCTTTAGTTGGCTTGCGACTTCACTCAACCGCATGCGATCCCAATACGCTTCCTTGTAAAACCTGCACACATCGGCACGCAAATTCTCGCTAGCGTATAGCGCGCGGGATATTTTCTCGATATTCCCGCCGTATGCTACCGCGCCTAATATCTCGTCCCAGCCTTTCCAGTGCGGGTGCGCTGTTTGGTATATCCCCATAAACGTCCACCCCTTTTCTGTTGGGTTTTTGTCGAGCGCGTCCTCGGGCTTAGAAAACTCCAGCCTCATCAAAATTTGAAAAGCCTCGTTAAAATTTGCCATTTGCTATCCTTTTTAGTTTATTTTCCTCGAAAAACGCGCGCTCCTTATGCTCGCCTTTTTTGCCGACATTAAAGCCCCCGACGGGGCGGTGATAGCCCATTACGCGGCTCCACACAGTGCATTTGGTGCGCTTTTCTTGCAGCTCCTCTAGTATCTCACTATTTGTCATCTTTCCACTCCTCGTGCCTAAAACTTCCGCCGTAGTCGTCATAGCTCTTGTTGTTTAGCCCATCGATCTTTTTCTCTACGGCCTTGTCAATCATCGCAGTCGCCCACTCCGCGCCGCGCCAAGCGAAAAACCCGCCGACGGCTAGGGAGAATTTAGGCGCTTGCGTGAAGTAAAACGTAGCTTCATAGGCTAGCCAACATACAAACATCGAGCTAGCAGAGCCTACTAGCCAATTAATAAGCCTTTGCGCACCGGTCTTTTTGCTGTTTGCCAAATTGAGTAGCCCGCCGATAAGCCCTACTAAAATCACCCAAAAATAGAGCCCTATTTCCTCTAATATACTATCCATCCCGTGCCTCACATCGTGACTAGCCACATGAGCAAGATTGACAGGATGATCTCAAAAACAGCCTTTTTGCTTAGCCAAAACTTTCTCGCTTTAATTGCCAGCTCGTCCATTGACGCACCCCCTTAAAAGCTCCTCGCACGTTTTAAAATACGCCATTAGCTCCCGCGCGCTTTGCGGATCGGTTGCCTTAAATTTAGGCTTGGCGGGCATTTCCTCAATACAAACCACGGGGATTTTAACCTCTTGATAAACCGTGCGAGTGATTACGGTCGGCTCTTTAGTCGCGCAACCTGCCAATATTAGCCCGCAAGTAGCCGCTGCAATAGTTTTATTTAGCGGCTTCATTGATTAGCTCCTCGTAAAATTTGAGCTTCTTTTCACACTCGGCATCTTTGACGGGTATTTTTATTTTTTCAAATTTCGTTATTACCCGCTCTTTGACTTCGACCGCGTCGGGGGCTTGCGCTTTAATTTGCTCTAGCTTGGCGTTTTGTAGAGCAATTTTTGCGTTGCACTCAAAGAGATTTGCGGTTGAAATTTGCAAATTAGCTTCTTTTAGTGCTAGCTCATTTTGTGCTTCTTTTAGCGCGTTTTTTGCGTCCGCGATGTCGCCTTTTAGCCTATATATTTCAGCCCCAAGCCCTAGCATTACGCCCGCTAGTCCGCCGATTACGATTAGCCAAAGCTTGTTTGCGATTAGGAAATTCATTACGCCCCCTTTAATAGTTTTATGGCGATTACGACAACTAAGACAGCCGCCGCGATGATTACAAATTTCTTCGTGGATGGCTTCATTGTTTAATCCTTTTAAAAGGGTTTATTGCCCAAACCGTTTGCAGGACTTTCTTATCGTTCTCGTCCGTATACGTATGTTTGTTGTCTTGCCTCATACCGACTATGTCCATCAATTTCCATCCTAGATATATGCGGCAATACCATTTTGATTTACCGTAGCGTATCTCTCGGTAGTAGCCGAAACGCTCGCGTCCGTCTTTCATTTTGCAAGTGACTAGACACTCGGTATTCTTTTGTCCTTTGTTGTAGGTCGCTAGCGTATCACCGATCGTACGCACCGTATTTGCGTCTATATCCCCTACTTTGACGCCAAGATACTTCGCGCTGAAGTTTCCTATTCTATTGCGATATAGCCAGCAAAGGCGCGCCCAATAGGTGCGATTTTTGCCGTTTGGGAAATGCTCGTTTTTCCAGCCGTCGTCGCCGTTGATGCCGTAGTCCGGATCATCAAACCACGCCGCCCACTTCGGCAAATTTTCGCTTTTCTCGTCGCAGGCTAGGAGAGCGACCGGTACGACGATAAAATGTAGTATCTCGAGCGGAAGCTCACCGGCTACGTTTTTAAGAATTTGGAGCTTCTGATTTAGGCTTAGCTTCATCTTTTGTCTCACTTTGGTATTTCGGGCTTGCAGGGCAGCCGCTCCAAGGGCACTCGCCTTTTTTGTCTAGCTTTGAGCTACATATCTCGCAGCGTTTAGTTTTCTTTTTCATTTTCGCTTCCTTTCTCTAGGGCTTGTTTTTGGGCTAGTAGTTTTTTGTATTCCTCGCGAAGCTCGGGCAATACGCGATCGTTGCCTATGATTATTGCGCGGCGTATGTCATCCTCGGCCTCTTTGATTGCTTCGTTGATTTTCTCTAGCTCTAGCTCCTCGGGGCTAGGCTCGTATCGCTTGTTTAGCTCGTCAAGCTCTTTTTGAGTGAGCGGCATTAGCCCTAGCTCTTTTATTCTTTGCTTCAACAGCTCCTCGCTTACGTCGTCCTCGTAGGCGTATATTTCGTTCTTTGAGTTTTTGTATCGTTTCAC